TCGGCCGCTCCCCCCATCACGCCGCCAACGCGATCCCTGGCCTCCGCTCCGAGTGCGGGCGGGCTCAAGCCCGGCGAACAGCCGGTCGGGCCGGGCGTCTCGTACGGCGCAGTCTTCAAAGGATAAACGACAATGGCCGAAGTTGTTCTCGCCACCGCTTCTCAGAAGCAAGTGTGGATGAGCAAGTACTTCATGGAGTACGTGCGCGACTCCCGCTTCATGCCCTACATGTCCAATGCCGACCTGAACAAGGGCGGGGTGATCCTCACCCGCTATGAGCTTCAGAAGGAAGCGGGCAAGACCATCAACATCCCGTTCATCGGCCGGCTGAAGGGCCGCGGCGTCGCGGGCTCGGAAGTCCTCGACGGCAACGAGGAAGCGCTGACCAACTACAACTTCCCGATCAGCGTCGCCTGGCGCCGCAACGGCGTGCGGGTGCCGAAGTCCGAAAGCTTCATGACGGAGGTCAACCTCCTGGACGCGGCGAAGGACGGCCTGCAGACCTGGGAGTCCGAGAAGCTGCGCGACGACGTCATCGAGGCGCTGGCCTCGTTCGTCACCGACACGTCGGGCGCGACGGTGAACTTCGGCGACTCGTCCTCGACGAACCGCAACACCCACAACGCCAACAACTCGGACCGCCTGCTTTTCGGGGCGACCAAGTCGAACTACTCGGCGACCTGGGCGACGGCGATCGGCAACGTGGACACCACGTCCGACAAGATCACCTATGCCGCCCTGATGCTGATGAAGCGGATGGCCAAGTCGGCCGACCCGCACATCCGCCCGTTCAAGACCAACGCCACCAAGGGCCGCGAATACTACGTGGTCTTCATGGGCGCGCGGTCCTTCCGGGACGCCGCGGCTGACACGACGATCATCTCCTACAACAAGGACGCCCGTGCTCGCGAGAACGGCGGCATGGACGAAAACCCGCTGTTCCAGGACGGCGACCTGATCGTCAACGGCCTGATCCTGCGGGAGGTCCCGGAGATCGACGACGTCCTGACCGCCGGCACCTACTCGGCGGACGGCATCGGCAACACCTCGGCGGACGTTCGCCCCGTGGTCCTCTGCGGCGCCGGCGCTGTCGCCGTCGCCTGGGGACAGGAGCCCACGCCCCGCACCGACTACGTCAAGGACTACGGTTTCCGTCCCGGCGTGGCCATCGAGGAGCTGATCGGCGTCAAGAAGGTCAACTACAACGGCAAGATGAACGGCATGGTCGTGGGTTGGTTCGCGGCGGCGGCCGACAGCTGATCGCTGATCTCACCTGACATCGGGCCGCTCTGACCGGGCGGCCCCCACCTCCTTCAAAGGACATCATCATGGCTTCTCTCAAGGCTGCTCGCAGCCTCACCAAGTTCCCTGTCGGCGGCCTGGCCGGTGGCGGGGTCATGCACTGCGCCTGGGGCCTCTACAACTTCGCCGCCGCCGCCAGCGGCGCGGACACCGTCGACCTCGTGCGGCTTCCGGCCGGCGCCACGGTCGTGGGCGGCTACTTCCGCGGCGAGGACATCGATACCGGCACCGAGGCGCTGGACATCGACATCGGCTGGACCGCCAACGGCGGCTCGGGCGTCGGCGCCACCGCCGACCCGGACGGGCTCGGCAACTTCGGCACGATCGACGGCGACGTCGTCGGCCAGATCAAACCGGAGGCGTCGATCCTGTACCCGCTCAACGGCACGCTGAAGTCGGGTCCGATCTACTTCGACGCCCCGACGCTGATCCAGGCCGTGGTCAACACCGCGGCCAACGCCGGCGGAACGGGCAAGATCTGGGTGGCGGTTTACTACCTCTACCAAGACCCCAACACCAGCGCCCAGACCTAAAGGAGCAAGAGCACATGGCTACCTTCATCTACACGCCGACCGAGCCGGAAGACGCCTACCGGCCGACCGAGATCTTCGGCATCACCTTCCCGCCCGGCGAGGCGGTGACCATCAAGCAGGCCGACCTGAAGGGCAGCCTCAAGCTGGCCGACGTCGAGGCCAAGCTCGATGGCAACCCGCAGTTCACCAGGCAGGGCGAGGACCGCGATGCGGTGTCCACGGCCAAGCGCCGCGCCAAGGAGGCGGAAGCCGCCGAGGCGTTGCGTGCTGAAGCCGCGGAAGCGACCGCGGCGGCGGCCAGCGCCGGCCCGGTCTGACGCAGGCGTAAGCGGGCGGGTCTCAGCGGCCCGCCCGCACCTTTCGGACCTGGGGTGAACCATGGCCACCTGCCGAGACATCATCACCCGTGCGCTGCGCAAGCTGAACGAGGTTCACGAGGGCCAGCCTGCGCCCACGGCCTATGCCGCCAAGAACGCCCTTGCGGGCCTGCAGGGCTGGTACGACGGGGCGATGGCCACGGGCCTGTTCGGACGGCTGTCGGATGTCACGGTCGCCGACGCCTACACCGCCAAGGAATACGAGCGCATCGTCAACACGGCGGTGGCGGATGTGGTGGTCACCCTGCCGGACACCATCGTCGATGCGGAAACCGGCGGCACGCGGGTTCCGCTGGATCTGGTCCCGGTGATGGTGATCAACCCGGTCGCGGGGCCGCTCAGCTACATCTATGACCGGATGCTGGGCCAGTGGGTCGGGCTGAACGCGCTGACGCTGGATAGCGAAGCGCCGCTGTCCCGCCGCGGGGCCGATGGCCTGGCGTGCCTCTTGGCCGTGGTCATGTCGGACGAGTTCTCCGGCGCGGTCGGGGCCGCCACCACGGCGCGGGCTCGCGCCTTCCTGGCGTCGATCAGCCAGCGCAACAGCAGTGTGCGCCGCACGGTCGAGTACGAATACTTCTGATGCCGCTTCCCCGGCGCGTCGAGCTCCCGTTCATCGGCCCGTCCAGCAAGACGCGGGTCACGGCCCAGCAGTCCGGCCGGTCGGTGAACCTGTACCCGGAGGTGAATGACCCAGACGCCAAGGCCCCGATCGCGCTGAAGCATGTGCCGGGCTCGTTCCGCTGGGCGGATGGTGAGGCGTTGCTCGGGCTCACCGGGCCCGTGCGCGGCTGTCACGTCATGGGCCGGCGCGCGTTCTGCGCCATCGGCTTCCGCCTCTTGGAGATCACCCCCTCCAACCAGTTCCTCACGATCGGCTCGCTGCCGAGCTCGCAGGGCTATGTGGGGTTCTCGGACAACCGCGGGAAGCTGATCGTCGGCGACGGCATCCAGTTCCAGATCTACGACCCGGACACGGGCGTCCTGGCGCCGGTGTTCACCGAGAACGGGGACGCCCTGAGGGGCTATCACTCGCGGCTTCTCGACTCCACCACGCTCTATTTCATCAAGGACAGCGACCGCTACTACTACTCCGACGTGGGCGCGCCGCAGACGGTGCAGGACCTGTCGTTCTTCGAGGAGGAGGGCAGTTCCGACACGACCGTCAACGCCTTCGTGTCCAACCGCGAGATCATCCTCCTGGGGACCGACTCGACCGGCTGGCACTACAACTCAGGCGATGCGGACAACCCGTTCCAGCGCATCGAGGGCGGGTTTGCGGAGTACGGCTGCGTCGGGATGCGCGCCTGCTGCACCTTCGACAACACCGTGGCCATGGTCGGCCGCAACCGCGACGGGGCGGGCAAGGTCTATCTGATCGGCAATGCGGGCGCGGCCCCCCAAGTGATCTCCTCGCCGGCCGTGGAGGAGGCGCTGCAAAAGGTGCTGTTCTCGTTCGAGGACATCACCGACCAGATCACCATGTTCGGCTACCAGGACGCCGGGCACGTCTTCCTGTTCGTCAACCTGCCGGCCGCCATCGGGACCAACAACAACCCCGCACAGCCTTCGATGACCTGGGTGTACGACGCGGCCACGCGCCTGTGGCACGAGCGGGCCTATTCCAACCCGGCGACCGGCCAGATGGAGCGGGCGCGCGGCGATCAGCACTTCTACTGGAACCGCCGCCACTACCTGACCGACTACGCCCTCCCGTACGTCTACGAGCACAGCCTCGACTACTACCGCGAGAACACCACGGCCCTGGTCAAGCTGCGCCAGAGCGCCGGGCCGTTCAACTTCCAGGGCCGGCCGTTCACCGTCGTCAAGCTCGGCATCGAGATGGAAGTGGGCGTGGGGCGGGATGCCGGGGTGCAAGGCTCCCGCCCGAAGCTGATGCTGCAGGTGTCATGGGACGCCGGCAGCACCTGGAGCAATGAGATCTGGCGCGACATCGGCGGCATCGGGGCCGGCAAGACCGTCGTGCAGTTCGGCAACCTGGGACGGGGGACGGACCTCGTGATCCGCGCCTCGGTCTCCGATCCGGTGCGGGTGACCTTCCTCGGCGCCTGGGCGGACGTGAAGTAGGAGATTGAGATGGGCCTATTCGGCGCGCTCGGCGACGCTCTCGGCGGCTTCCTCGGCCACAAGGCCCAGAAGAAGCAGACCAAGAAGATTATCTACGACTACAACGGCGCGGAGACCAACGCGCTTGCCGGGTACACCGGCGCGCGGGACGCCACCATGGCCGCCGCGACCGGCGCGCGGGACGCCTCGCTTGGCTACTACCAGCCCTATCTGGCGGGCGGCCAGTCGCAGTTCGAAGCCGCCCAGAACATGCTCAACCCAGGCTATCAGTACAGCCCGAGCGATCCGTCCTACAAGTTCCGCTATGACCAGGGCCTGGACGCGGCCCTGCGGGGCGGTGCGGCCGGCGGCAGCCTGGGCAGCGGGGGGATGCTGAAGGCCCTGACCCGCTACGGCCAGGGCATGGCCTCGACGGAGTTCGCCGCCGACTTCAACCGCCGCAACGAGCTCGCCCGATACGGCCTCCAGGCCGCCAACGGCATGGCGGGGGCGCAGAGCGGCTATGCCGATGACGTAGGCAATGCGCAGAACAACTACGCCAATGGCCTCTACCGAACCGAGTTCGGGGCGGCGGATGGCCGGGCGGGCGCGCGAACCCAGCGCGGCGAGGCCATCGCCAAGCAGTTCGGCGACGTGTTCGGGGCGGGCGGCGACGTCGACCCGCAGCTGATCGCCGCCATGTTCGGGTTCTGAGCCATGTCCGACCCCTATTGGAGCACGGTCGAGATCCAGAGCCAGCGGGCGGCGCGGCAGCGCAAGAACCTGCTCGCGCAACAGGCCGGCGGCATGATGGCCGCAGGCGACGTCACCGGCGCGCGCAATGCGCTGTACCAGGGCGGCGAGCTGGAGGCGGGCGGGGCGCTTGATCAGCAACTCGCCTCTCAGCGCAAGGCCGAGGCCGAAGGCCTGGACAGGCTCACGACGGGCATCGGCCGGCTGATCGATAGCGGCGTGGACCCGAAGAGGGCGTGGGCCATGGGCGCGGCCTTGGCGCCCCGCCTTGGCCTGGACCCGCAGAAGCTGGAACAGGAGAGGCCGGCGTTCGAGCAGGACCCGAAGGGTTGGGCCGCCTTCTGGAACGAGAAGGCCAAGGGCGCGCTGGAGTTCGCCAAGAGTGGCGACGGCTCCTACACGGCCATCGACCCGAGCACCGGCCGACCCGTCTATCAGTACCAAGCCCCGACCCCAGACAGATACGAGCAGTTCGATCCCGACAAGGAGCTTCGGCGCATTCCGGGCCGTCCTGGCAGCGAAACGCCGGTCGCGCCCGTGGCGCAACAGCCCGCGCCGCAGGCTGCGGAAGGCGGCGACGACTGGATTGCGGCCGTCGCCGAGGCAGCCCCGGACGCTCGGGTCACCAGCGGCTATCGCGCGCCCCAGCACAACGCCGAGGTGGGCGGAAAGCCGAACTCGCGCCACCTGACGGGACAGGCGGTCGATCTCGTTCCGCGTCCTGGCGAGACCATGGCGCAACTCTTCGCGCGGGTGAGCCGCATCCCAGGCACGCGGGCCATCAACGAGGGCGACCACGTCCACGTCCAGCGCACTGGCCAGCCGGCAACCGCGGTCGCGGCACAGCCCAGCGCGCCGGAACTGGTGCGGTCGGCGCGGCCGAAGCCGGCAACCGACAGCGCCCCCTCCGGCTATCGGTGGAACGGTGGGCAGCTGGAGTTCATCCCGGGTGGTCCTGCCGATCCGGCGACCAAGACCTCGGCGGGCCTGAAACCCGTGCCCGTGGCCATCCAGAAGGGCTATGCCGAGAACAACGCCACCATCCGGTTCATCGACCAGACCATCGCGGCCATCAGGGCCAACCCGGACGCCCTCGGCCTGAGGAACGTCCTCGGCGACGCGGTCATGCAGCGCACCGACCCGAAAGGCGTCTCGGTCCGGGCCTCGGTCGCCAACATCGGCTCCAAGGTCATCCACGACCGCTCCGGCGCGGCGGTGACGGCCGCGGAGACGCCCCGCCTGAAGCCGTTCATTCCGAGCGCGACCGACCGTGCGGATGCGGCCATCACCAAGCTGCAGGGCCTTCGCCAGCAGGTCCTGAACGACACGACCGGGATCGAACTGGCCTATGGCGAGGACAGCGGCTATCGGCCGATAGTCGGCGGTTCGGGCGCCAGCCAGCCGGCCAAGGCGTCCGCGCCCGCCAAGGCCGCCGGGGTCGGTCAGCGCCGCCTCTCGCCCCAGGAAGCCTTCAAGCTGAAGCCGGGAACGCGCTTCATCGGCTTGGACGGCGCTGAGCGCATCCGCCAATGAGCGACCCCTACGCCGCCTTCTCCCGCAAGGCCGACGCCGATCCCTACGCGGGGATCGCCGTGCGCGCCGAGCGGGCTCCAGCACCGGCCAAGCCGAAGCGCGATGCCGTCATGGGCGGGACGGCCGCCTTCGACTCCGGCGTTCCCTTCATGGGCGAGTTCAAGGCCGCGATGGTCGCCGGGGTCGACGCGGCCGAGGGCAAGGGGCCGTTCCTGGAGCGCTACAAGGCCGAACGCGAGCGCCAGATGCAGCGCCGCACCGGCTTCACCGAGGACCACCCCATCGCGGCGAACGCGCTGCGCACCTATGGCGGCGCAACGACCATGGCGATCCCCGCGGGCGGAGCGGCCAATGCCTTCCGCGCCCCGCTGGTGGTGGCGGGCCGTCAGGTCGCGCCCGTCGTCGCCAACGCCCTGCGCGGCGCGACCCTGGCCTCCGGCGAGGCCGCGCTTTACGGGGCCGCGACCCAGCCGGGCGGCGCGCGCGAGCGCCTGCAGGCGGCGCGGGAAGCCAGCACCAATCCCGCGGTCCTGGCGCTCGGCGCGGCGGGCGGCGGTCTCTCGACGCCCCGAGCGCCGAAGCCGAAGGCCAAGGTCGACCCCAACGTGGCCGCGCTGCGAGCCAAGGGCGTGCAACTCACCCCAGGCCAGGCGCGCGGCGGCATCGCCAAGGCGACGGAGGATGCGGCGACCTCGCTCCCGATCCTCGGCACGGCCATCCAGGAGGCGCGGCAAGGCAGCGTCGAGACGTTCAACCGCGCGGTGGCGAACGACGCCCTCGCGCCCATCGGCCAGAAGGTCCCGAGCAACATCCCGGCCGGTCACCAGATGGTGGCCTATACCGAGCAGAAATTGCGCGACGCCTACAACGCCACGATCCCGAAGCGGACCGTCGCGGCTGACCCGGAGTTCAGGCAGGGCTTCGCCACCCGGATCAGCGATATCGCGCAGGACATGACCGAAGCGGGCCGCGCGCGCCTGCACGAGATCCTGCAGCAGCGCGTCGCTGGGCGGTTCGACGAGAACGGCGGTGTTCTCACGGGCGAGCAGTTCCAGCGCGTCAACTCAGAGCTCGACACGACCCGCAAGCGCTTCGCCGCCAGTCAGGACGCCGACCAACGCGCCATCGCCGAGGGCATCGAGGCGGTTCAGGACGAATTGCGATCCGCTGCGGCGCGGCAGGACCCGGCCTTCGCCAAGCGCAAGGCGGCGATCGACAAGGGCTATGCGCTGTTCAAGCGCCAGCAGAGCGCGGCAGCGGCTCAGGGGGCGGAGGGCGGTGTTTTCACGCCTGCGCAGTACGGCGGGTCCGTTCGCAGGGGCGACAAGTCCCTGGACAAGGGCGCGTCGGCGCGTGGCGGGGCGCTTGGCCAGGAGTTCGCGGACCAAGCCCGCGCCGTCCTTCCCAGCAAGACGCCGGACAGCGGTACGGCGACGCGTGGGGCTCTGGTGGCCGCCGGCGCAGCCGGAGCCAAGGTTGCGGGCGCCGTGATGGCCGGTCATCCCCTGACCGCCGTTCCGACCATCGCCGGCGGGGCGGCGGCGCTGGGCGGGCTCAAGCTGGCCGCGCGCGCCTACGCGCCGGAAGCCATCGCCGCCGCCAATGCGGCCTTGGACGCCAGGATCACGGCGCAGGGACAGGCGCAGGCGTTGGCGCAGCTGAAGGCCATGGCCCAGCGTGACCCGGCCGTGGCGCAGCTCTATCGGGCCGTCGCCGAGCGGCTCAGCCGGTCGGCTGCCGTCGCCGCATCACCGAGCGCGCCGCAAAGCGCCAGCCCCGCACAATAGCCACCCAGAGCAGGAAGAAGCCGGGCACGAACCAGGCTTCCCGATAGATCACGTCGAACTCGTCTTCAGGCGGCGCGGTCTTCTGCATTCCCCCACCTTAGCACGGAGACGCCCGCATGGCTCTCGCCAAGCTCGACGTCATCGAGCAATACTTCGACGACGAAGGCAACCCGCTCCCGGGCGGGCTGATCTATACCTATGTCGCCGAGACCTCGACCCCGCTGGCGACCTACTCCAACAACGACAGCCCCCCCAGCGCCCACACCAACCCGATCGAACTGGACTCCGCGGGCCGCCCGCCGGGCGATGGCATCTGGTTCACGCAAGGGGCGTCCTACAAGGTCATCATCAAGGACGCGGACGGCGTCACCCTCGAGACCATCGACAAGCTGACCATCCTGGTCACCGACGCCGAGACCACGGCGGTGCAGGACAGCAGCGCGGTGCTGACCTATGCGGGCGGGCCGCCGACCTCCAGCGAATGGCTGGGCGGCGAGCGCTTCGACCACGACGTGGACTTCCTGGCCGGTTGGGCGGGCTCGTTCGGCAAGGTCCCGAAGACCCTGCCCACCGCCAGCTTCGCCGTCGACATCCAGAAGAACAACGTGACGGTCGGAACCGCCACCTGCACGACGCTGGGGGACTGGATCTTCGCCACCACGGGCGGCGCGGCGGTGAGCTTCGCCACGGGTGATGAACTGGACTTCTACGGCCCCTCGGTCGTGGACGCCACCATGGCCAACTTCGGCCTGACGCTTGCGGGGACGCGGGTATGAGCATGATGCGCGGAGCCGAGGTGAGCTTTGACACCTCCGACGATCCGGGGACCTACGCCCTGTGCAACACGGTCGGCTGGATCACGGTCGAACTGCCGGCCGGCTATGTGTCCGGCGAGCCGATCTCGCTGCTGATCGACGGCGGGGTGTTCTCGTCCGGAGAGTTCCCGGACAGCTACGACGTCACCTTGGGCGTCGACCTGGTGACCGTGGACGGCGACGGCGTCGACACGGCCAGCTTCTCCATCTCCGGGGACAGCTGGGCGCCGGGCTCGGTGTTCTCGGTGCGGCCCTCCAACTCGGCGAGCTGGAATAGCGCCGGGGCCGGGGCTCAGCTGACCCTGACGGTCAACGACGACAGCCATTGCGGCTACACCCTGATCGACAACGGCTCGGGGGAGGGCGCGCTCAACCTGCCGCCGGTGACGGTGTTCGGCTGGTCGCCGGCCCTCAGGGCGCAGGACAACGGGACCGGCACGCCGCTCAACCCCGGGGACCGGGTGAGCTTCTATATCACCGCCCAGACCTTCAGCTATGACAGCGTAAACAACGCCCGGGGCGTCTATCCCGGGATCACCGGCCTGACCCTTCAGGCCGGGGACACGGTCCCGCTGGACA